GACGGATGGCCGCTTGAGGGATTTGAATTTTGAATTATTTACTTTTGAGAATTCTCCGAATTACCAAAATGCCATACGGTGTCCAACTATAAATAAGACCCCAGACACCGATTCATTTACCAAGTTGAGAGACACCAATTGCTAAAACGCAATGACTAGACCAAAGTCATTCCGTATAAATGCTAAGAATTATTTCCTCACTTATCCCAAATGCTCTCTCACTAAAGAAGAAGCCCTTTCCCAATTAAATAACCTAGAAACCCCAACATCCAAAAAATATATTAAAGTTTGCAGAGAACTCCATGAGAATGGGGAGCCTCATCTCCACGTGCTTATCCAGTTCGAAGGCAAGTTCCAGTGCAAGAATCAACGATTCTTCGACCTGGTCTCCCCCACCAGGTCAGCACATTTCCATCCGAACATTCAGGGAGCTAAGAGCTCGTCAGACGTCAAGTCCTATCTGGAGAAGGACGGAGACACCCTCGAATGGGGAGAGTTTCAGATCGATGGACGATCTGCAAGAGGGGGACAACAATCAGCCAATGACGCTTACGCCCAGGCGCTTAACACTGGAAGTAAGTCAGAGGCTCTTAACGTCCTTAGGGAATTAGCCCCTAAGGATTATGTTTTACAATTTCATAATTTAAATAGTAATTTAGATAGGATTTTTACACCTCCGTTGGAGGTTTATGTTTCTCCTTTTTTATCTTCTTCTTTTGATCGAGTTCCAGAAGAACTCGAGGAGTGGGTCGCCGAGAATGTGAAGGATGCCGCTGCGCGGCCTTTGAGACCCATAAGTATAGTAATAGAGGGTGAGTCTAGAACAGGGAAGACTGTTTGGGCGCGTTCATTGGGTCCACATAATTATTTATGTGGGCACCTTGATTTAAGCCCTAAAGTGTATTCAAATGATGCGTGGTATAACGTCATTGATGACGTTGATCCGCATTATCTGAAACATTTCAAAGAATTCATGGGGGCCCAGAGAGATTGGCAAAGCAACACCAAGTACGGCAAGCCAGTTCAAATTAAAGGTGGAATACCCACTATCTTCCTCTGCAATCCAGGACCCAACTCCAGCTATAAAGAGTACCTCGATGAGGAGAAAAACAGCGCATTAAAAGCCTGGGCTTTAAAAAATGCAGAATTCATCACCCTCAACGAGCCACTATACTCAGGTACCTATCAAGGTCCAACACAAAATAGCGAAGAAGAGGTCCATCCGGAGGAAGAGAATTGATTTGCCGTGCGGGTGTTCTTACTACCTGCATATCAACTGCCATAACCATGGATTCACGCACAGGGGAACCCATCACTGCTCGTCAAGCGATGAATGGCGAGTATATCTGGAGGGTTCCAAATCCCCTCTATTTCAAGATCATAAAGCACCACAAGCGCCCGTTCAACTACAACCACGACATCATTCAAGTCCGGATACAGTTCAATCACAACCTGAGGAGAGCATTGGCGATACACAAATGCTTCCTGGACTTCACAGTTTTCACTCGCTTACAACCAGCGACTTGGCGTTTCTTGAGGGTATTTAAGACCCAAGTCATGAAGTATTTAGATAGTTTAGGAGTTATTAGCATTAACAATGTAATTAGATCAGTTGATCATGTATTGTATAATGTACTAGACTCAACATTTGATGTAATTGAAGATCATGATATAAAATTTAATTTTTATTAATTCTGAATCGAATCATAGAAATAGATCCGTATCTTCAACGTAGCATACACTGGGTTAGAGGCATGTGTACATGCCATATACAATAATAATGCATTCTCAGTATGATTCTCATACTTTGCAGCTTCCTGATGATTGTAAGTACAATGGTTATATATTTTATAAAACCTATTGATAATAGCCTGCTCCTTAGACGCATATTGCCCACCAGTGACAGTTGCGGACCACTTCTTGATAACTTGAAAGCCATCCCTCATGTCGTTCTTCACAGTAGCTGTGCTGGGCTCATTGTCATACATGTTGAACACCTGCCCAAAATCCTTAGGAGTCCCATAGGGCCTCCTATCACGGACCAAGAAGAACATAACTGTATTCGTATGGTTCCTAGTCTTAATGTTATCATCCATCCAGATCTTGCCCAGGACATAAATAGATTTAATACAAAATCTCTTCCCAGTGCGATGCGTTATTCCAGTACCCCTAGTGACATCAGAAACACAAAGGACCTTACCCACATGGGCCACATCATGACGCTGCTCATATGATTGGACCTTACATGGGCCTTCACAGCCCCGTGGAACATCAGGGCTTCTGAACAGCCTGTACATCATGGGCTTTCTGTACATGGGCCGATTCACCCATGTCCGCCTTCTTGTGACGCGGACAGTGGGGACAGCAGCAGCGCTCTTGAACGGACTGTTGAAGTTCAGCTTCCGTCGCACCTTGGAGGCGGGTGTAGATATCACGATATCTGCTGGTCGCTTGCTCATAATTTCGAGACCTAACAACCCCAATGCAATCCCTGATCAATTCGTATCCCAATGTATCCGGAGCGTATTTTGATTCAACAGCCAACAAATATTTGTTGGCGAGCATACAACGGAAACCGTGAACGGTTTCAGGAAATTCGTGGACTAAAGGATCCCACATTTTATGGGCCTAAATACTTAGGGCCCAAGTATATATACGACAAAAAACTTAAATAAGCGATGACGCGCGGTTCTCATTCGTCGACAGGTCACATCAATCACGTGGGGGGGGACCACTTTATTTTTTCGCGGCCATCCGGTAATATTA